TATTTACAAACCGATATGTACGCAAAGCCTCACCAGTCTTAGCATATTGCGTCACAGTCGCGGTAGTGCGATATGATGCAGATGTTGCTAGCTGTGGTGCGCGTAGATTGGATTGATGCGAATTAATCGCATTGCTCCAGATTTCCATTGCAGAGCGTACTTGAAAATCTTCATCATTCAGAATATCAACTCTCCAATTTTGAAAGCTACGAGTACCAGCAATCTTAATGCGGCGGCCGTAGTAAGCTTGTTCAATTACACCAACCGTGCTTTGCGGAATCTGCGCTGCACGACATGTAAATGAAATTCTAGATCCTACGTTCGGAACACCAGATGGTGTATCGACAATGACGCTAAAGAGCGATGGGCGGGCACCACCAAGCGGGAGGCCTGCTGATGCAAATTCTGAGACATTAAAAGCCATGTCTTATTTCCTCCTACCGCGCCTTAAAACTGACCGACGATTTCGGTGAACTCGACGCCGGTGCGGACCGCGACGAAATTCAGCTGAATGAAATTAATCGAGCGAGCGGGCTTCACATAGATATCACCAACAAACTCATTACGGTCAATAACCTCAGGAGTATTGTTTGATTCATCGCAGACAACACGGAAATCATAGATACCGCGACGACCTTGCACATCACGCAGGAACGGCTCAACTAGATTACGGAACTGAGCGCGCGTAAATTCATCATTGAACTCGAATAGAGTAAATTTCGCGGCCGTGCTAATCGCTTTTTCAAGAGTAATAAAGAGGCGACGAACATTGATGCGATCAAAAGCTGATGGCTTCGCAAGCAATGTCTTATCACCAAAAAGCACCGTACCCTGACCTGGGAATGTAGTAACAGGATTGATACCGTTTTTATAAAGTTGGTCACGCTGTGCTTTAGTCGGGTTCCATGATAGCTTGATAATATTTTTTATCTGACCACGATTAAATCCTGCAGGGGAGAACCACGGATCACGTTCATTGTCAGTACGAACCATCAAGCCAGCAGTATCACCATTCAATGGAACATATCGATATAGATCATTATATTTGTCATAGATGTATTTGTATCCACTATCAAGGACCGCATAAGAAGATGATGGTAATTGATTGCGATATTCAATTACATGATCAACTTCTTTACCCACATAACTTGAATTATTTACTACATCTTCACGTCGTGGTGAGATAACCGCAATACAATCTTTACGAACCTCAGCAACACTGTTTATGATGAAAATGGCTTTTTGGGCGCCACCCGCTCCACCAAGAATAAGTGATACATCAACTTCTTCTGGATTTGCAAATTTGCTATATCCTGCCCAAAAATCATTGGTACGAGGCGTGCCACCATCACGACCAAGAACAAATGATGCATTGATTGGACGAGACTGTGTACCCGCACCAAAACTTACACCAGATGCCGAATTACCTGCATTTGTCACACCTGTAAGATGTGATGTCCACCAAACATATTGCGATCTTTGATTGATCACTTCTTTGTAATAATTACCACCACCATCTTGAGTCAAAGCATCCTTTGCTTTTGACACTCCAGCAAATCGCTCAATTACAGTATTGGCTCGTCCTGACCACAAACCATCTTCATCGGCCACAACAATGTGCATCTCATCACCTGAGCCGCCTTGCTTTGAGACATATTCTGATGAACCTGGGGCCGCATCAAAATAATTATAAAATTCCCAACGACGATTTACACTCGATTGAGAAGCTACAGTATTACCAATATATTTTGATTGCAGTGTTAGACTTGTATTATTTGTAACAGCTGCTACCTTGACTTCAACTCTATCAGGTCCTGCAATAAGAATATCACCCACACGAATCTGATTATTAAATGTAGTTGAAGAACCTGTAACGGTTGTGCTATTATTGGTAAAGGCAAGAGTACCTGTTAATGTGCTTGACCATGCATTAGCTGTAGGACATACAGAAATACGGAGCGAATTACCAAGTTCACCTGGATATTTTGCAACCCAGCTACCAACACCTGAAATACCGCTAGAATAATTTAGATCATAGTCATCATCATTTTTAATAACGGTATTTGTTGTATTAGCTGCATTTGTTGTGGCATTACGCGCATTTGTAGTGCTTCCAGCTTCATTAATAACGCGGACTACAAATAATTGATTACCGTAACCAAGAAAACTGGCAGCGGTAAAAAATGGATCCGCGGTATTGGAATTTGGTTTACCAAACTGAAGCGCAAGGCTATCTTCGGTATCAATCAATACTCGCTTTTGTACCGGACCCCAACGAAAAGGGCCAGCAATACCGCCAGTCGTCGTGCTTACCGCAGGGACGATCGTAGACAGGTCGATTTCGCTGACATTCACGCCGGGAGAGATTTGAAATGCCATGATCATTTCCTCCTAGAGATATCTGATGTATTTCCATCCACGATATTTATAAAAAGCCATCAGACTCGGCTCCAACGATCAAACCATTCACCATCACCCGATGTGCCATCTAATGACATCGGATCATCCATTGTACCGTCATCATAAAAACCAGCCGGCAACAAATCTTCATCCATCTCCCGTAGCTTTTCCTCAGCTATACGGTGTCTAATATCTATATCAGTTAATTCTTTAAAATATAATTGTTTAGCTAACCATCCAAATAATACTAATGACATCACAAGGTCATCATTATATCCTTCTTCAGCTTCATAGCTACTACCTTTAGATACAAAATTTGACAGTTCTTCAATGATATCAAAATCTTCGATTATAAGCTTGTCGCCTTCAATAAGTTCTTTTAAGCTTGAGCAACCTACGGCCTTAACAAATCTTGATGTTGTTACACCAAGCTGTGACCGACCAGAAAACCCTGCGCTGAGTTGTTGCCCGCCGCGTCCCATTTGTGTAGTCCATAATACATTTTCGCATTCCAAATCACGATGCAGAGTTTCAGCAACGGTCTTACCAATATCATTAGTTTCAACCAAAATATATGCATTATTATAGGCCCTCGCATATCTTGCTATGATTTCCGGATAAAATGAAGATACTACATTATTGTTTCTATATTTTGCGACTACTCTATAAGGCACCTGTGATACGTCAACCACCGTAAAGGCAGAATAGTCAAGACCAACACCATGACCAGTATCAACCATAATTGCATATGTGTGCTTAAATTCAGGCTGATGATAAATGTCAACACCCCAAGCATCTCTTGATACATTCTTAAAGGCCATAGACCTAAGCTTTGAACCAGAAATAAGTGTGAGTGTACTACCAAGAAATTCTGTTTCAAATTCTTGCTTAAATTGTTCTTCGCTGGTATTTCGAATAGTTTGTTCGCGCCACTTATCATCGCGACCTGGTGTATCACGCCAATGCACTTCAATTGGTACATATTCGCTACGTTTCTCAGTCGCATCAACCCACATCTTGTAATAATGGTTTAGACCGTTAGGCGTCGATACGACTATGATCTTAGAAGTCTTACCAGAACTAATCGTAGGATAAACAGATGCAAAAAATTCTTCAGCGATATTGCGTGGTACGAATGCAAATTCGTCAAGAAAGATCAGATTATATGAACCACCGCGAATCGCGCTAGCTGAAGTTGCAGATGCTAATATCTTTGAACCGTTCTCAAGTTCAATATTACCCTTGTTCCATATGACAATACCTTGCTGCATCCATTTTGGTATATGTTCATATGCAAGTTGAATTTTGGCAAGCATGTCTCGCGCAAGACTGCCTTTGTTGGCTAGAATAGCAATGCTTTGATTGTCATGAAATAATATCAACCACAACATATATCCAGTAACAGTGGTAGATTTACCGGACTGACGAGGCATTTTGCAGATAGAGAATCTATTATCTTTAAAAGTTCTCACCATCTTGCGCTGATATTGATACAAACCAAAATTGATAAGACCGCGGTCAACGCTGACAATCTTCATATAGTTTTCAATAAAGTATTCAGGATCTTTAGCACATTTGTGATATTCACGGATTTGATCTTCCGTGAAATTTATCTTTACGCCAGCTTTTTTTAATGTAGGATTACCAAGATAATTATCAGACATCAGAAGCTTCACCGTCTATGATATCTTCCTTGCGGCCGTTTATGATTGCTTGCAGATCGGCCGTGCTACCTATGAATACTGCATTATTGACTACTGTGCTAGGGCCTGCAGTTTCACCTCTGATATCTTTATTGCGTTTATGGATATCAATTAAATCTTTATTGACATCAGATATGGTTTTGATAAGCTGCCCTACAACTTCATATGCACGAGGTGAGTCAAGGTCTTTTGCCATTGTCAAAAGATTCTCAAGGGCTTCTTTACCCTTACCTATAACATCTTTTAGATTAGTTCGTGCTTCTTTGTAATCAATTTCAAGATCATCTAAACCAGTATCTTGCTCTATAACTGCTGGTAGAGTTTCTTGTTTTTGTATTTCTGGTAAATTTAAAGCATCTCTCAGACCATCATGTAGATTACTCATTTTAACTATCCTGTCCAGTTATAGGGTCATACTTCACACCTGATGGATAGAAGAATGTATTAGGCGCATATTTCCAATCAGAATTAGCAGCTATCAAATTACGATTTATCGATGCTGCACTATTAGCAGTACCAACTCCGTTAGCAAATAATCCCGGTTGTATAGTGATACGAGATGTTGTTAGAGACCTTTCAAGTTCTTCATCGGTAATATCAACAGTAATACCATAAACAGTATTTGCTCTAAGATTGGTATCCATTGAATGAAGATTAAGTATAGTGCGACGAATAATACCACCATCATTAGCAGGTGTACGCACAGGACCAAAAAACCAACATTTCATAGTAAAATTATATGTGTATATGAGGGCCCTGCGATTCTCATAATCACCTTCATATGTATCTTCTATATTCATACCAGTAAGTATAGTCGGTACATCCATCTTGATACCCATTTCAGGAATCAAGTTTAATGTATTTGTCCACTCTGGCCCAAAATAAGGAAGAATCTGTTCCATAATTTGAACACCATCATCAGCATTTCTTACATAAGAATATAATGAGAAATTTAAATTCCATGGAACTGGAGTGTATTGATACTTGAAAGAACCATTAGAATTTGTAGATGTGTTTTTAGTCAAAGATTGCAGACGACGAGTACCATCATATTCAAATCCTGTTATCTCAAAAGATAATCTAGGTAAAATTGTTTGTACTTGAGAGGTAAGATCCGGGTTGTCTTTTAGTCTAGCTAACCATTTTTCTTTTGGGCTATATGCTATAGGTATTTCTATTGTCTGTAATGAATTACCAGACGAATCAATTCGCTCAACTGTTAGGTTGTTAAACATATTGCCAAATGTTATGACATATTTTCTTAATGTCTGATGGTAGAATGATGACCCAAACATTGGCATGGCTTAATACCTATCAACTTCGCTAAATGGATTTTTCTCGCTAAAATCAACATCAATAAATGATCGTTGAGTAAATAGCTCATTATTTGCTGTAGAAGCAACAGATTCAAGTCTATATTCTTGAATAAGATTGCTACCTTCTTCCATAATAAGAATATCAGCATTCTCCATAAGATATTGATATTCCTGAATATCACGGCTAAGTCTAGTTTCAATAATATCGATATCATTATTACCAGTATTAAACCGTTCTGAGCTATAACGAAATAATTCACATGTCATTTCATATGTGTATAGCTTGCCGTGTTGATAAAAGACACGTTCATGCTCAACAAATTTTACTTCATAGATAGCGCCGTTTCCATTGTTTATAAATGGAATATAAATCAAATCGCCTTCAAGAGGCCGCGATGATGAAATAGAATAACCATTCGCGCTGCCAGATTCCAAAAGATAGTTATCAGTATTTGATGAATAGATTGCAGGATTATCTTCAGTAAGATATACATTTCCAACTTCGTCAAATAATTTTTCTGTACGAATTTGATCCCAACGCCGTCTGGCCATTGTAAGAGTAATCTGATCACGAATTTCCAGATTGAATTTGCTAAGAAAATCACCCTCACCTTGAAAATTCTCAAGGTTATTGACATAAACTTCGATGGGTACTGCTAGATCAAATTTTGATAGAGGAT